AACAAGGCATTTTGCTAGTTTTGCTTAACTTGCCTACAATTTTACTTGCTTCTTTAGTGTTCATAAGAACCCCCGTAATAAATCTCTTTTTTTAATTCATGCGCTATAATTATTTCAATTTCATTAAGATTAAAAAAACTCATAACTATTGTATTTTCAGTTAATTCTTTAACCGCTTGTTCATAAGTTAAATCATTACGGATAATCTTTTCTATTGTTTCATCAATAGTTTCTTCTGCCATATCATAGGCAATATTTTTTAATTTTGACATTTTATAACTTTCTAATTTTTATAGTAAAGTGTGGTATTCGATAGCACTTGTAAAGAGTAAAATAAAAAAAATTTTGTGGATAACTTAACTACTATATATAGTGTGCTATAAAATACTTGACACAATATGTTGTGGTACTATATATGGTGTTATGATTTTTAGAAAGCTACTAGATGTTGTGTCAAGCATAAATTACCAATACTTGTATTTTTGCCGGCTGTGTGATATTTTGGCAACAAGAAAAAAAAGAATTAAGGCAAAAGGCACAAGCGCACCGAAGGCACAGGCGTAGACTTCGGAAGGCGCATGCGTAAATTTTGGAAGGCACAAGCGTGGGAGTACCAAGAAAACTTACAAGCAAACAAATTTTATTCGTCAAAGAACTCGTACACAATGAGGGTAAGATAACAGCCACCGAAGCTGCGATCAACGCAGGTTACCCAGAGGCCACAGCTCGATCAAAAGCATCAATGCTACAAAATCCTAAATACTACCCATTGGTTGTAGATTATGCAAGGCAAGTACGAGAAGAGGTGCAACAAAAATACAATGTCGATATCTACAGGCACTTCAAAGAACTACAGAAGATTAGAGAACAAGCGCTTGAGAATGGTTCATACTCTGCTGCTGTACAAGCAGAGGTGGCAAGAGGTAAAGCAGCCGGCCTGTATGTAGAACAAAAGATTATCAAGCATGGTAAGCTAGATCAACTCACAGAAGAAGAGCTTGATGAAAAGATTGGAGAACTCATGCGTGAGATGAAGATAGTGGATGGTGAGCTGATAGACGACGCCAAAAAAATAAACTAATCAATACTATTTAAATTTTCTTTCAACATATCCAACAACCAGGGATTATCTCTGTACACACCCATCATGGCATTTGATATCGTGTTTACAACCAGCTCCTCTGCATCATCTTCTTTGAGTGGTCCATTGGCTTGGTTCAAACTAAATATGTATACCACCGCATGCAGTATCTCATGCCAAGTGGTGTTGCATCTTTCTTGTGGAACAAGTGAATCTTGTATGTAGATGACACCCTCGCGTGCTCTATATTCGCCGTAGCTGTCTGTCATGTCGTCCATGATAAAGTCAGGCCTAACATATTTGATTCTGATTGTTCGATAGCCTACTTTGACTTCTGCAGGTCTGCCATTGGCTGGCACAATCATAGAGTCCTTGAGTTTGCTAGGTGCTTTATTCTTCACAGTTCGATATAACGCCCGGTTCAGTATGAGGTCAAGATTGAAAATCATATAGGTCTCAGAAAATGAAATCTGCAAACAAAAAACTTATTTCAACTTCTCCTCCGTAAAATGTCAATATTTGGTTACCACAATTGTATCTTAACTACCACATAGTTACCACATACAATATCTATATATTTCAATATGTTAACTATGTATTTGTGTGTTTGTGGTAATGTGGTAACTAAATTCAAATCAATTTTATACTTTTGTATTTCATTTCATATACACTATAGAACTATCCACCGTTGTCCGTTTTTCGCCATACTTTGTTCTTCTTTTGTTTTTATAAACAATTGCCAAAGATTTTTCGACTGTGCTTATTTTCCGCTCACACCGCATAAAAGGCAACATAGATCGATAAAGGATCTGTGCGTTTGAGCTCCCTAAAAATAGTCTGAACAAATCTTTTTTCTTTACGACTCTTCTATCTTTAGCGCCTTTTGCACCAAAAAATGTGTGTCTGCCTTTTCTAAACCCTACTTTCTGTACAAAAAATCCCATTTTTTCCAATCTGGTCTTACAGTATCGTACAATACTTTCATTAGTATTAACCAGCTCGAACACAGCCTCAGGAGAGGCAACGATGTGTTTATAGTGTTCTCCTTTAGAGTTAACTTTATTTCTGGCAGTTTTTTTCAAATATTTCAACCTGAACGATCCTTCAGCCTCAGAGTACCCCGTAAACCACGCCATAAACTCTTCATCAGTGTGCTGCATATAAGGAACTGTTTTAATAGGGTAATCTTTAAATGACCTTAACAATTTTTCTGCATTCTTTGTTTTTTCAATTAAATAAGGTCTAATTTGTTCGCAAATATAACGCGCCCTTAATCCAGATACTCCCGTTATGTACTGAGTTTTACGATTATAACCGTCTTCTCTTCTATCTTTTGTAGCTTTTGTTAAAGAAGTATGAAACAAATCAGCAAACCACTCAATAATTTCTCGGTCAATAAGTTTTATTCCAATCCTTCTGGCGTTGTGACCGTGTTTACTTTTTAAAGTTGAAATATACCCGTCTCCATCTATCCACCCAGCAATGTAAGCCCAGGTAAGATCAGACATATTTTTTAATTTAGAGATAACTTTTTCGTCGTTTTCTTTGTTCGACCTCAGTCCTTGTTTTAGTATCATTTCTTTGCCTTTCTTCTCTTTGCTTTCTGAGTTGATAATGTTTTATGGTTAGCACACATGTAACCACAGTATTTCTTTTGTCTTTGTGCTACGTGATGTATTTGAAACTCGCCACCACAGTGAACACAGATCTTGGTTTCCTGAATCATTGTTCAATAAACGCACCACCTAGTCTGGCCAGCGCTTCGACTCGTTGTTGTGCTCTTTCTATTCTAATGTTCTCGAGTGAGTGCCTGTGTTTCTTCCAGATACGACGCGCATCTGGTGATAGTGGCTGTGCCAATAACCAGTCTATCTTCTTGATTTTAGTGTTTAATCCTTCGGTCATCGTTTCCTCCCTTGCCCTCGGCTTTTCTTTTTGTTAAACTTCTTGTTTGGTCTTTTCGCATGTCGACCGGGTCGTTTGATTCGTTTCTTGGTGACGTGCTCACTGTTAAAAAATTTACTCCGTTTCGCCACCAACTATCTCCAAGTGCATATCCGATACCTGCTTGCGCAAGATATCAATCTCTGGCGCGCACCAGTCTGCATTTAAAAAGTTTGTGTTCTGTATGACAATCGTTGCAAGCAATACAATCGCTGTCACCTCTATAAACATCTTCCAAGTCATACTAAAAACATTACCAGTTGTTTCTTATCTTTTGCACCAATAATTGGGTTATCCATCAATTTAATTTCTGCAATGTGAAAATTGTTTTGATCGTGAGACCGGCCGCGAGGCAGAGCCACAACTATTTTTGCGCTAGACGCAGACTCGTCTTTACAAAAATTTTGTAAAACCTGCATCATTTCTTTTGCATTCCATCTTGGAATACTTGTCCCTTTAACTGATGGTATTTCTTTTCTCTGGTCTAATTCTTTATTCATTGTAGTACCTCTCACATCTTTTTAACCATTTATATTTATAGTCATCCAACCGTTGTCCGTCGATCGTAAACATTTGAAAACTAAGCCCTCTTGACGCCATAAGAATAATGCCTGCCTGCATTTCGGTCTTATACAACGCATCATGAGCCATGGCATACGCTGCCAGTTGAATATAATAGTCTTCAATCCATTCTTCTTTCTTGGGCTTGTTGGTTTGTTTGAAGTCAAGGATCGCCGGTTTATCGTGCCATAAAGCGACACAGTCGGCCGTCCCTCCGTAAAACGTGGGGTAGAAGAGGGGGACTTCTGTGCCCCAGTATTCTGTAACGGAAGGAAGGCCTTTTTCGATGATCAACTTTGCCATACGTTTACCAATGACTCCGATGTTGGTAATGTCATCGTAGCCTACTCCTTGTATATGGCATTCAAGGAATTTGTGCATAGCCGTGCCTACTGACGCCGCTTGGTTCTTAATCTCCTCTGCCGTCTCTTTGCCAACTCGATTGCGCCACGCGTCGAGACCCTTCTTGTCTTCTTCGGACTTGGTTGCGGAGATAATAGTTGTAACAGACGGGAGAAACTTGCCTTGACCTTCGTAATGACGTTTGCCGTTGATCGTCTTTCGTTTGACGTCTCCATAAGGATATTTCTCCGTAATCAAAGAAACGGGTTTAGCTGTCTGAATGCCCATTCAATTTTAGTGATTTGACTTTGTCTTTTGCTAGATGTTCAATAAGTTTGGCTAGTGAGAACGTAATCCCCAGTTCTTCAGACATATGCTCTTTCACTAAATTTAATTCTTTGTATGCTTCTTTCGAAATAGAAACAGACGAATATCGATTGATATCGGGCATCGTGCTACCTTTCTTTATATGTTCATAGTTATCTTGTGACTTCGCGACCAGTTTCCTGCTCGAACGTAACAGTAAGACTCTTTAGCTCGCTTTGCAACTGTTCTATTTGTTGCTTGAGCAATTTATTCTCTTCGTGCAGTCTCACGTTATCAAAGTCACTACCAAACAAAAAGTTTGGTAAAAAATTATCGTCCATACAGATTCCTCCATATTTTATTATAATCTCCTACACTATATAGTAGATTACTATTGACTGTCAACCAAATATTGTTATTATTAGATAAATGGCACTACATACGTAGCTGGTGTGTAGTTGTGTGACAGAACAACCTTCAAGTTAAGGGGTAATGTACGGCGAAGTGGAAGTATGGACAAATGTCTGAGGTAAACCTAGCTGGTTAGAGTAGCGGCGGTAATGTAATCTTGGCATTAACTCGTGAAATTTGTGGGTACGCAAGTAGTCCCACCACATAGCCATTATTAAAAAGAAAGAGGAACTATGCGAAAAGAATTACCAAACAGAAGACCGGCCTTTGCATTTGGTATTGCAGACAGGAACGGTACACCTTACAGACTAACAACATCGTTTGACGATGGTAAAGTAAAAGAAATCTGGATAAACGGTGGCGGCAAAGTAGGAACAGAACGACATGACACACTGACAGAGATTGGTCGTATCATATCTGTTGCCTTGCAGCATGGCGTGCCACTCGAAGAGCTCAAGTCTTGTGCCACCTATCACTCTGATGGCAAACCTGCAACGATTATTGGTGAAGTGTTCGACGCGATTGACTTTGAAAACTAGTCTTCCTT